TCTGAACGGTGTGCCCGTCACGAACCATGTCACTGAGATCATTATTAATGATGATAGTGCAGTTACCGTCTCTGGTGTTTCAGCCATTGACGCATTGTCTATCCGCTTGCGTGTTAGTGCAAGCGCTCAGGCTAAGGCCCGGGTGAAAGCTCTCCTGGTGTCTCTAGCGACGAACCTCGACGATTGGGCTGACGAGGACGTATTCGGCGGTTACCGCCCGACTACCGTCCCTGCTACCCCAGTCTAAGGAGTTCGCAATGCATACAAGCACAATCCGTGCCTTTCAGAATATCCTGACGACGTTCAAGTTCTCTGAACCTGAGTCGTTCCCTGAAGAATTCGCTATAAGGCGGTTCCTCAAGAAAATGGAAATTCCTGATGACAAGACTGCTCAATTAAGAAAACAGAAATGTTTTCAAGATTGGGCTGACTTTGATGCATCGCTAAGACTACCAAGTCTCTTACCAGGAAACTGGTATAAAGCGCGTCTTCTCGTCCACCAATGGTGTACGAGATTTCGCCTAGCTCCGGTGGCTTTCACCAACGGATCTGAGGCCTACGCGACCCACGGTTTTAACTCTGTTGAGTCAAAATTGATGAGGTCTCGTTGGGAGTGCACCCCGGATTGCTTCGATTTGTGGGCTAAAACAGCCTATGAAACGTTAGCAATTCGTCGTGCAGTTCGAGCGCGCTTTTCGGCTTTCATGGAACACGATGAACATTCTATCACTTCTTTCCATAAAGATTCGTACAAACGTTTCTCTAGGCACAAGGATTTTAAGTTCTTGTGCTTTAAGAGGACGCTATCATACGTAACCTTTATCCGGGAGTCATCCCGCTTTTCTACCGTTCGTAAGAACAATGAAAAGGATCGTCCGATAGATATGCAACCACTGTGCAACATGCTTGTCCAGAGACGTGTTGGTAACGGACTCCGAGATCTCTTGCGGGATCAAGGAGTAGATCTGAACCATTTGGCGGATGAACACCGTCTTATGATTCGCGATAGTGGTTTAGCCACTATTGACCTTAAGAATGCTAGCGATAGCATTCACATCGACCTTGTGCGTTTCCTTTTCCCGAGACACATCTTTGATATTATATGTCAAAGTCGTGTCTTTTTTACCGAGGGTCTTGACGGTAGTTTTTATGCTACCAACAAGATTTCTTCGATGGGAAACGGTTTTACGTTTGAGTTGATGACCGTTATCATAAGAGCTCTCGGGTTGCAGTTTTCCTCAGAGTTCTCTGTTTTTGGTGATGATATTATCATTGCCAATGACCTAGCTGAGCCGCTTATAAACGACTTAGTTGCGGTCGGATTCCTTGTGAACGATGATAAATCGTTCATCCGGTCTCCTTTCAGAGAGAGTTGCGGTGGTAATTATCATGATGATTTTGGGTATGTCGAGTCTTACGACTTCGAGTTTCCTTTAACCATTCATGATTGTGCCGTTTTGAATAACAAGGCTTTCGCTTTGTCAGTCAAATATCCGCAATTCAGGAAGTTGTCTCAACTGCTCCTCCGTGCCGTGCCACGTGCCTTGCATGGCCCTGCGAACGTCCTTCCGGACGTTGACGACGGTAGACAAGGCTACGATCAACAGATCAACCTCTCTCGTACCTTCTGGTCAAATCGACCTGGTGGAGTTAGTTGGTCCGATAAACACGTTTCTTGCGTTCTCCGAAGTTTGTGCTATAGACCCGAATCATTTACTATGATTTATGGCCTAAAGTACGTACCCAAAGAAGCCTCAAGACGTGTTAACAATATTAGGATGAGCCGTCATACTGGTAAGTATTTTATGTACTTACAAGCTTGCCGGCGCACCCCTGATGTTGTTGATGATCGTGGTAGCTGGCAGGAAGTCGCTTTTCTAACAGATGGCCTAAACCTTTTAAGGTATAAGTCACTGAAGGAAATAGAGTTACTTCCTGTTTGA